CGAGCCTCTTTGAGCGCACGGACCCGCACGCCTACCCGCGGGCCGTGGTCGCCGGCGAAATTGTGGTCAACGCCAACATCCTGACCGCCTGCCGCCGGCACCTTCACGACCTCGAGCGGGAGGATTTGTATTTCGACGAGAAGGAATGGATTGCGTACCTGGAGATGCTGGCGGACCTCGAGATAACGGGCGGCCACGAGTTGACCGGCCAGCGGGTCGAGCTGCTGCCGTGGCAAGCCTGGACCATTGGGCAAGTCTGCTGGCGGTTCAAGGCGGACGGCGGCCGGCGGTTCAAATCGCACTTCCTGGAGGTGGCGAGAGGGGCAGGGAAGACCACGATGATGGCGACCCTGATGCTGCACGTTGCCCGATACAACGACCAAGCCGACGTGGTCATGTTGGCGAACACTGTCCAGCAGGCTCGCCAGGCGTACAAATCGGCCTCCGACTTCGCCAGGAATGCTTGGGGGGACCACAAAGACAAGGACCACGGAGACGAGGCGGAATGGGAAACGACGGAACGGGAGCTGCGATGCCGGGAATCTGGGGGCCGGATCAGGACGTACGCGGCCAAGAATTCGAGCCTGGACGGCCTCGCGGCATTGGCGTACCTCATTGACGAGTCGTCGGAACAGACGTCGGATTGGACCAAGAAGATCTTTTCGGCTCTACCGAAGCTCCGAGACGCTTTCTTGGTGAGCGTCACGACTCCAGGCGGACTTGAGCTGGGGCGAGATTCGCCCTACTACGCGCGGCGAATGGTCGCCGTCGAGGCCCTAAAAGAGGAGAATTGGGACGAGCTGGACACGTTCGCAGCCTTGTACGGGCTCGAGGACGACGACGACATGCTTGACGAGGCAACCTGGATCAAGGCCCAACCGAGCTTAGATCACGTTATTCCGACCTCGTCATATCGGCGGCTCCTGAAGGAATATCAAGTCCAAGGGAAGCTAGCGGACTGGGAGCGGTTCCAGTGCTGCCGGTTCACGACTAGGAGCCTGACATGGATCGCGCAGGACCTGTGGGACGAAAACGTGGGGGAGCCGGCGGAGTATCCGGGGCCTGGCACTAAGTGCTATTGTGCCACGGATTTCTCGAAATCCTTCGATCTAACTAGCATGGCGTGGGGATGGTGGGAGGACGAGAAATTCAACCTACGCTGGCACCATTGGGCTATCAGGAAGGAAGCCGCGGACCGCAAGCGGGACTATCAACGCCACCTAGAGGTCTGGGATACCTACGACAACGTCACGGTCTGCGATCATTCCGTCCAGTATTCGGGGGTCCGAAACAAGCTGCGGGACCTGAAAGCCCATTCTGAGCTTGTGAAGGTGGGTTATGACGCCCTAGGAGGGATGAAACTGAGCGTCCAGGAATGGGAGGAGGAGCTTAAAATGGTTCCATTCCCGCAATCCATTGTGACTATGGGACCGTCGACGTACCTAATGGAATCACTAATTAGGGACCGCCGGCTTAATATGCAGGCTTGCCCTGTTGTTAATTATGCTTTATCCTGTGTCCAGTTGGAAGAAAACATAAACGGTGACCGGCGTGTTAGTAAGTCCAGAAGCGCCGGCATAGTGGATCCCATAGTCGCGGCCGTCATGGTCATGGGAATCCTCATTCAGGAAGGTGCCGACCGACCTGGAGCGTATTCAGGAGGCACCGAAATAGCTTTCTGATGGGACGCGAATGATCGACTTCCGACGGCTGTTCCGATGGCCTCGAGTCAACGCAGGGGGAAGCACCGGGGCCGACGGGGTCTGGTGGCCGGCGTACCCATCGGAGAACAGCGACAACGTCCAGGAGTTCTCCAGGTACCCACCGAGGGCGATGCGGCTTCCGGCGGTTCGTCGCGCGGTCAACGCGATCAGCGGAGACCTGGCAAGGGTTCCGATCAAAGCGTACGCATACGTTGGCGACGGCTGGGAGGATCTCGGCCGTACCGCTGACATGGTCGCGCTCAACGAACAGGCCAGCGAGTTTCATACCGCGACCGAGTTCAAGCGGTGGGCGTTTAGCCAGTGCCTCCTCTGGGGCAATGCTTTCGCTTTGATCTCCAGGCGTGGCAACGAGCTCGAGAAGATCATCCCGCTGACTTCGTCCGAAGTCTCCATGAACCGGAGCGCTGACGGGACGTGGTACTACACGGTCTCGGAGTACGGGGAAGTCTCGGTCGAAGACGTGATCCATTTCCGGATGCCATCGAGCGTCCGGCAGCTGTGGGGGGACTCGCCGATTGTTGATGCTGCCCGGACAATGGCACTCAACGGCGAGCTTGAGACCGCCGGCCTTGAGCAGTACCGGATGCCCGGAATGGGGAAAATTGCGATCAAGACCGAGGAGGCTGTAGGAGCTGACGGGGTTCGGCAAATGGCCGATTCATTCAAAGCAAGCCATTCTGGTCCCGAGGGGATGCTGCGTCCGATCATCGCGCAGAACGGTGCTGACGTGGTCCAGGTTGGCCGGTCGCTCGTTGACCAGGAATGGATCCAAGGGCGAAAGCAAGCAATCGAAGACGTGGCGCGCGTCTTTGGCATTCCGCCCTACGTCTTGTTCAGCGAAGCCGGGACCGCCTACACCGCTGAACAGTCACGCATGTACGCCGACTCGCTGGCTACTTACACGGACAGCTGGGGCGCTGAGCTGACGCGAAAGCTTTACCCAGGGCAGAACGTGAAGGTTTGTTTTGATACGACCCAATTGCTGCGGGGCTCGTTCGGGGAGTCAATGACGGCCTACAAGGAAGCCATTCAGCTGGGAGTGATGACCCCGAACGAGGTCCGCGGCGAGTTGGGTCTGCCGCCTACTGAAGGCGGAGACAGAATGTACGTCGGTCCCAACATGATGGAAGGGGGACGAGATGAGAATCGAGCATCGACGGATGACGACCAAAGCGATGACGTCGAACCGGGAGACGAATGAGGTTTCCGGGATTGCCGTGCCTTACAACGAAGCGAGCCACCTACTCCCCGGGGCGGCTCGAGAGTTCCGCGAGGTGATGGCACCAGGCGCCCTTGAGGTGAGCAACGACACGGTGATGCTTGTCCAGCACGACCAGCAGGGGGTTCCCCTTGCAAGAGTCGGGGCCGGAACCATGTCGTTTGAGGAATCTCCGGAGGGCTTGCGATTCTCTGCCCGCCTTCCGGAAAGCCGGACCGACATTCTCGAGGCCCTCGAGCGAGGCGACCTGGACGGGTCGGTATCTGTCGGCATGTTTGTCGATGGCGACGAGTGGAAACACGGATCAGAAAGTTCCATCCGTACGGTGACCGCCGGTCGCCTGGTGGAATTGTCTTTGGTTACCGCCGGGGCCTATCGAGGCGCGCGCGGAACATATGGAGGACGCCCCAATGGGTGACCTTGTTTCAATGCGCGCTGAGGCAGCCGAGGCGCGGAACCGTATCGACACGCTGTTGGCGGTCGATGGTGAGCTTTCGTCCGAACAGGTAGCCGACCTGGAGACCGCGGACGCGGATTTCCGCAAGCTTCAAGGCGAAATCCAGAAGAGGGAAGTAGTCGAGTCGGCGAGGGAGTCTCTTTCGACCCCGACCTACGATTTCCGCAACAACGCAGAACGCACCATTGCCAAGGCGCCGGAATCCCGGTCGCTCGAGGAAATGTACGCGGACGCCGGCGACCGGCTTTTCCGGCGTCTCGGTGGGCAGCCGGAAACCCGAGCGCCCTACGACACCGCGACGGATTCGGCCCTCGTCCCGGTGGACCTTCAAAACGAAATGGTTCGCCGGCTCCCGAAGATGACCGCAGCGATGAACGCCGCGACGGTCGTGACCGAGCCGCATGACCACGAGATTGCGGCGGTCGTTAATCGAATCGCATCGGCCACCATCGTCGATGAGGCTGCCGCATACACCGCAGCGCAGGCGACGTTCGATCGAATCCGGTTCAATGCCTACAAGACGGCTTTCGAGACCGCGATCACGCTCGAGATGTTCCAGGACAACCGGCCGTCCGCTATGGCTGAGACGCTGCTGCAGCACGTCGAGGCTCACGCGGAGGGTTGGGACGCTTTGTTCCTGTCGGCTCAGAACCCGCACGCGGCCCGCGCCGCCCCTGGCGGACTTTGTGCCACCAAGGCGCACATCGACGCCGTGTATACGGACGGAATCAACGACGTCGTGATGGGCTCCGGCGACGTTGCCGTCGACAACATCACGATTCAGGACCTGCTTGACACTCAGGCGGCTGTTCCGGGGAGGTACCGGACCGGGGACAAGTCTTGGATCATGAGCCCGGCAGTCCACGCTCAAATCATTCAGACCGTGAACGCGGACAGCCGCCTGGTGTTCCTCCCGCAGGCAACCGGCACTCTCCAGGAAGACCCGCTCTCGGTCGGCACGCTTCTTGGGTCGCCCATCTACCTGTCGGACAACATGCCGGCCGCCGGGGCGAACGCGATCGCGGCGTTGTACCTCGACCGGCGTTCGTATCGAGTTGCTCTTCGCCAGTCGTTCGTTACGCAGGAAGACCCGTATTCGCAGGGTGCCAACGGCATCGTTGCGTATCGGTCTTGGATGCGGGCTGACGGCCAGTGGACGCTCCCCGAAGCCAGCTCCCGCC